CATATATTTTTGTTAAATTAAATAGTGATTGTTTTGCTTCATCACGGAAAGCATGTTGCTCCGTTCTTGGAAATTGGCGGTAGTATTCATTTAATCCGTCTTGGTCAGTTTTTAAACCATCAACTTCATTTTGCCAATGTTCGATAACCCCATATTCTATTTCGTTTCCGTCAACGCCTTTGATGGGTTTTTTTGGAGTGTCGAAGACAGGTATGCCATAAGTATCAATGAATCCCTCGTACGACCATTCCATAGGTATGAACAAACTATATAATCCTGAGCTAGTCTGGCCATTGCGGTTTCTTTTTGTAACATCTGAATCGTAGTAAAGTTTCTTAAAATTATCTCCTCCTTTATCTAAAGCGTTTGAGGTTGAACCCATCATACACTTACCAATAATACGACTACCTAATCGTAAACATGTTTTTGTAACACGCCAGTTGTTTAATATATTATCCGGCCTTAGCCATTTACCACTTTCATCATGTACAAGAAGTTTTAATTTCTCACCGTCATAAGAGTTGTCTCCTGTATTCTTCCAGTCAATTGTTGTATCTAATCCGTCAAGTTCTTCGGGAGCATCGCTATTATCTAATTTTCTTCTTGTAAATTTAGAAGCCGGCACTCTATACGCCAATTCTGTTTTAGGTCTATCCATACCATCTTGGATAGGTTTAAAAAAGAATGGGTAGTTTAACGATATTGGTACAACCTTATCGGTAAACATTGTTTTAGCATCCGATCCTGATTTAGATAATATACCAAATCTTGAATCGCTTGATATTGTTGCTTGATTAACTAATTCCGCTGAAGACATAAATGAAAATCCAGAACGTCTATTTTTTAAATAGCACATTCCATAACACCTAGTATCTGCTTTACAGGCTTCCCAGAATATAAAGAATAATCTATTTGACTCTCTAAAATCCGGAGCACCAACGTCTATCTTGCTCCATTGCAAGTACATATAGTGTGTACCAGTTATATAAGTTGGTATTCCATTGTTATTAAAAAATGCTCCTTCGTCTCTTCTTTTAAATTCCGCATCTACGTAATCGTACCAGCGTTCTCTAAAGTGATCAGGATATTTATTCCAATCAAATACATTTTTTATTTTTTCAAGTTCTTTTGGGTAATCTATTTTTTCCCAATGTTGCTCTTCTTTTTTATTGGATCTTGAATATACCTCGTCTATTAACGGCAATGCAATCTTTAAATTTTGTATTTCGTATATTTCACCAATCTTACCGGTTTTGCTTATAACAACAACATCATGCTCTTTATTATAACCATATTTCCATTTACCATATCTATTTTGCTGTTTAATAATAGATGGTTTTATATGATCGGGTACTAATTTAAATAAATTCTGTTCGTACATTATTTAGATCTCCCCTCTGCAAATCCTTTAAATACTTTTTGAGTATTGTCTTTTGCNGCTTCTTCNTCGGCAATTATACGTTCTTCAAGTTCTATTCTTGTAAGAATTTCAAANGCATCNAATATNGCTANCTTTTTTGTAGCNGCNGCATTCTTTAATTTGTCTGCCGCTAAATCTTCTTCGCCGTTATCTAANATTGCTTCCTCAGCTACTTTGATTAATTCCAATACTGCTTTGTGCCCAGCCTGGATTATATTCAGCTTCGTCTCCTTTATATTCATATTTAATTACAATATCATTAGATTTCATACAATATAAACGCTCTCCATCAATTATAAAATCAAATTCACCAAAAGGAGTGTAACCCACTAAGTCTCCTGGATTGATTTTAAGCTTGTTTAAGGCGTCATTTCCATATTTTAATANACCAATAAGTCTTTGTTCCTTATCGAGCTTTAAATAGTCTATATTTTTTAATGGCTTAATAAAACATCTGTCGCCAAATGTTTGCCATTTATTTTCACTTTTGTATAAGTAGATTTGATCTAAATCACAAAAATACAAATCGTCCATAAAATATGAGCGACTGTCTTTTTGATGGCCTCTAATGTCGTAGAATCTTCTAAAAACATTATGGTGTATTAATACTATATCTCCTTTTTTAATGTTCGTAGAATAAGCTAGCGGGGTAGAAACCACCTCCGCTAAATTATTCACTGATTTAAAACTTTCTATTTTTGTATTTAGTATTAACTCTTTGTCATCTACTTTAACTTTGTTATTGTATCTATCTCCTAGAGGTTTTACAATAAAGTTAAATACGCTTTGCATTAGTATTCTAAATCGTATTCTACAGATACTGCCATATTACAGTTAAACTTTTTCCATGGCATTACTTCATCCTCTTTTTTTATATAAACATTATATGAAGAATCTTTTTCATTAATTAGTATGCATGCAATCTCATGTCCCCCATAAACTTGTTGGCCTACAGAATAATGCATTGCTTCATTTTTATAATCAACGCCTATACTTATTTTTCTAATTACAGAACTCATTATTCACTTACTGGAACTTCTTCCGCAATTTCAGTATAAGAACCATCCTCTAAATTAATATTGATTGGTCCGTACTGTTCTTGTAATTCAGTTTTAAATTCTTCAATTGCTTTATTAACATCTGCAATTTGGTGTAAGAAACCATGTTTCTGAGATTCTAATAATCCGATGTTAGTTAATAATGCTTGAAGATCTTTTTGTTGATTTACTACTTTTTCTAATTGTTCTGTCGTAATTTGTTTTACTACTTCCATGTTTATTTAATTTAATTGTTAATTATTATTTTTTTTATTTATTAAGTTGGATAATAAAATGTCCAAACATTACCGTAATTTGTTACATATCTATTAGGAACGTTCCAACCTATATCATAAGGGCCTAAAGCGGTATCAATTATCGATATACTTGTAACGTTAAATTCGTCGTAATTTACACTGGCATCTTCGCTAAGACTAAAAAGATATTCATCGCCTATAAAATAATTCTCAATTCCATTCGGCACATTGTATGAAGGAATTTCAAATGTAGCGGAACCATTCATATTTATAGGAGGAGATTCATCAAAACCAATATTTATAGAATAATTTACGTTTATAATCAATTCGTTTACATCTGATGCCCACGGCACTTCCCCTAAACTTTCTGTGGCATATAACCCTAAATAGAAATCACCTCCGTCGGAATCAACTTGAAAACTAAATGATACAATGCAATCATTACATCTATCATCAACATATCCAATTGGGAATCCATCACTTTGATCTCCTTCTTGAGCAGTTGTTATGTTTTGAACCCACCCATAGTTTCCATATTGCGTATAAACTCTATCTCCAAGAGCAAAGTTTCCTGCGTCATAATAACCAGAAGTATATTCTTCCCCTAAAATACAATCAACAATGACATACGATTCTAATGCTGTTACAGGACAACCATAATTAACCGGCCCTATAATTTCTACTTGAATATCTCCTGGACCTAATTGCGTATCACCTAATAAAACACCGTCATTTATAGTTGTAGAATATACATAATCACCTGTAGTATATACATTTGGGTTTACTAGATTTGTTGAAATACTATCAAAAGGCTCACCTGAACATACTGAAAGAATATTATAATAAACATTAGTAGGAACTGGTGTTGCCACTGATGTTGCATTAGGCCAACCTATACCTATCCCTTGACCCCAGCCCATTAGTAAAGCGCTACTATGCCAGAGCAAGTTGTACTTGCATCACCGCCATCGCCAGTAAATACATAATCAACTATAACAGGAAAGAATGTTCCGTTTGGTATATTTGTAAATATTGTAAAGTATGACACGCTAGGATCGTTTCCAACAACCTTGCAAACTAAAGTGCCTCCTGTTCCAATGTATAAAGCCGCCGAATTTAACCTGTACCCAGTAGCAATATTATCTCCAGTAGGGGTTATATTTTCTGCTCTTGTTCCAAAATCTGGTTGATTACCGTATTGTCCCATAATTTATTTTTTAAATATTTTATTGTATATTTTAATTTTGTTTTTTGTTCCCATTTTAAATTCTAATACTGTATGACCTGGAAAAGAATAATCTTTACCGGGTTTCATTA